TGACGCAAATGGTAATGGAACGCTTTGCTGTTTCAGAAGAAGCGGCGCGCGTCCGTCTTTTGAAGCTCAACCTTATCACGACGACCACCGGCCAAGCCTCACTCTTCGGATAGGAAGCCGCAAATCTGCGGAAGTGCGTATTTTTACGATTGACTCCTTATGATTGCGATATACGCTGATTAGCAGATCAGCCGACATGCAAGAATCATAAGGAGATTGAAAATGGCAAAGGGCAAGACACAGGGCACGCATCATGTGGTGCCGAGCAGCGGCGGTGGCTGGGATGTGCGTCGCGGTGGGGCAGAGCGTGCCAGCGGGCACTTCGACACCAAACGGGCAGCTGTAGATCGAGGTCGCGAGATCAGCCGCAATGCCGGGACCGAGTTCAAGATCCACAACCAGGATGGTCGGATCGGACAATCGGATTCGCACGGAAACGATCCACGCAAGATCAAAGGCTGAGGAGGGTTTGCAGATGGCTTCGATCACCAGCTTCATCCGCAATACGCCTGCCGCATCGCTTCGGGCCTATTTTGATACCTCAGGGATCGAGCTGCCATCGGCGCTGGATTGGGATGCCCCCGAGCCTGATGTAGTTCGGCCGCTGCTACAAGCAGTGGACGAAATGGACGACGCAGCGCGCGGTCGCGTCGTCAACGATGCCGATCGCGTCGGGGCAATGTCTGACGATGCGGGACAGGTGGCAATTTACAGTGTCATCCATGATCGGACTATCCTCGACGGTCTTGCAAATGCCTGTGACCGTGCGCTCTGGATGTTTCTGAACCAGCGCGTGCAGTTCCAGCACGCGGAGGAAGTCCGCTTTACTGATGAACGTCGTCGCGGTCGTAGCTGGGATGGTTTCATTTGTGACGCCGATTGCACGGTGCGGCGGGACCCGATCTCGGTCGATGCATTCAGCGCTGCGTTGCGTGAGCGGTTTGCCTCCAACAACATTCATGTCGATATTTTCGAGCGTGTTCGGCCGACCTTCGATGGTGAGGATTGTGAGTTGGTTCAGATCGCGGTTTACCGAGAAGGCCTGCCTGATGATCACTTTGCGTTTGACGATGGTGGCGAGCTAGTCCGCCGTGCTTATCGGCCAGTTTTCGAGGCAGCGATGACTTATGAGCCATCGACGGGTGTCATTGAAGTGGTGGCTAATGATCGCGAAAGTCGTGCGGAGCTTGCCCAGTTTCTGGCTCGTCACCTACTTGGTGTCGAGTTTAGCAGCGAAAAAGTCCCGATGCGCCAGTATGATCTGTCGGTGCTGCTGAACCCCTTCACCTTTCCGACTGACCTTGAGGATGGGATTGAGCATGTCGAAGTGCGCCAGCTGCGCTTGATGCCGATTGATCATGTCGGTCGGCGTGTGACGTTCGAAAGTTCTGCGAAAGCGGATGGTACCATCTGGGACATGGTCGACGAAGAATTCGGTGCCAACAACCCGCTGCGGCGCGGCTGGGTGATCACGCAGGCTAAGTTGGCGATCAAGTTTCACCCGAAGGGTGATGCGCGCCGGGGCCGGTCGCTGACCTTAGCCGTGACAATGCCGCATGGCTGCAATCTCAAGGACCAGACAGAGCAGGAACAGCTGATCGGCGACAAATACCTGCGCCATTGGGGAATCCTGGTCGATGACCAGCCGCTCTTTGAGGATTAATCATCAGGTGCTGGGGCTGATCAGCACTATCGCGGACACGCCTGACGCGCAGATCTCTGCGCAAGTTCTGAAGACATACCACGCTGCGGCGGGGAGGCAGCTCCTCGCCGCAGGACTTTTGGTACGTGCCGGTGACAACGCGGTGACGACTTCGATGGTTGATCACGATGATGAGCCAGTGCCGCTGATCCGGTCACCGGAAGATGGTTCCCACGGCTATTTCAGCCCGAACGCGGGTTGGGTAAAAGTCAGGCCCGAACAGACGGCGCTCTATCGGCTTGATATGCCATCACTGCTGTCCCGGCTGACGACCCAGTTCGATCTGGCCAGCCGCTATGGCCCGATCAACTTGATCCCCGACCTTTTGTGGGAGATCGGTGATGTTCGGCTTGGCCGCCGAGCCGAGCGTGTGCCGGTTTGGTTCGCGCGCAGACTGTCAAATGAGGCGGTCGCCAATCAGGTTGCTCATGCCGCAAGGGCGCGTCCTGCGCCGCGAATGCGCATCCTGTTGACCACGACACCCTCCGGCCATTGGAAGCTGCACGCTGCATCAGGGCAAATAGTAGTCGATGTCGGCGATGTGGTCGATTTCGCCGACGGCCTTGCGGTCCATCCTGACATTTTGGCGGCCCGTCTCGACGGCACCCACCGGCCAGACCCAGCAGAACCCCTGAGCTTGTCGCCAGATGGCAAGCAGCTGATCATTCTTGGCGGCGAGCCGATCAGCTTCAAATCCGATATTCAAATCAAGATTCTTCGGACGCTCGTCGAGGGCTTCAAAGAGAATAAGCGTTACACCGCTGACGATCTGTTAACTCGCGCGGGCTCAGGCGTGGCGACGCTACAGCGCGCCTTTGGTGGCGTGAAATGGGCGCAACTTTCCCCCCACCTCAAATCGACCAACGGACTTTGGGCATTCGAGTTCTAGGGTAATTTCTCCCTGTTCTTCTCCCTGATCGGGTGTCGCTCTTCTCCCGTCATCTGCGTGATTTTGCCTTTGGAAACGATCTGTTCCGAAGGAGTACCAGATGACTATCAGACATTTGAATCAGATCGAGCTGGCGGCTCGGTTGAACATCAGCCCGCGCACATTGGAGCGCTGGCGTTGGACGGGGGAAGGCCCTCGTTTCATGAAAGTTGGCGGCCGGGTGGTTTACCGCCTGGAAGACGTCGAAGGCTACGAGGATAGCCAGCTGCGCAATAGCACGGCTGAAATCTCGTCAAAGCCTGCGGCTTGAGGGGATCATCATGAACATTCCCAACCGCATCACCCTCGATAACCTGAACCAGCAACCCATCGGTGCCATCATCGCTTTGCCCGCGGATGATCTCGCCCCACTGCAAGCCGAAGTCGAAGAGCATTTCCGCAAGGCCAAGCAGCTGCGTGACTGGTTCAATGGCGCGCTCATCCAAAAATACGAACACCGTGCCCAGACTGAGCGTCTGGCCGCCAACAAGGACAGCGGCACTGTTCGTTTTCAGGACGGATCAGTCACCGTGATCGCCGATGCGCCCAAGCGGGTCGAATGGGACCAAGTGGCGTTGGCCGCGATGGCTGAGCGGATCCGCACCAGCGGCGACAACCCTACCGACTACCTCGAGATCACCTTTTCGGTGCCGGAACGGCGCTACAGCGCCTGGCCGCCCGCCATGCGCGATGGCTTTGCAGGTGCGCGGACCCTGCGTATCGGTCGCCAAACCTTCTCCCTCACACTTAACCAGGAGGGAAGCTGATGTTTTCTGGAAACTATCTCGCACGCCTGAAAAAGGCGCACTACGACCTTGAGGATCTCCCGGATGCCCTTTGCTTCCCGAAGCATCCGGGCCGTCCGGCAGAGCCGCCAGTGCTGATCAACAAGGCAACTTTGGACGATATCGCCTTCGCGATCGTCGCGGCCGATCAGGAATGTTCGGCAGTGATCCGTCGGTCCTCGTCGTTGAAACAGCTTTACGAATTGGGACGCAAGGCAGGCGCCATCGGCACCGATATTGCCGTTGCTGCCGCACTAAATGCGGGAGGCAAGAAATGAGCCTCCCCATCATTACCGCTGATCAGCGGCTGGCCGAACCACGCGGCATCAAGGGCTGCATCTTCGGCAAATCTGGCATCGGCAAGACCAGCCTGCTGTGGTCGCTGACTGCCACTACGACCCTGTTCATGGATCTTGAGGCGGGTGATCTCGCCATCGAGGGCTGGCAGGGAGACACGATACGGCCGCGTACCTGGATGGATTGCCGCGATTTCGCGGTGTTTATCGGCGGCCCGAATCCGAGCCTGCGCGACGATCAGGCCTACAGCCCGGCGCACCATGCCGCCGTTTGCCAGAAGTTCGGTGATCCTGCTGTGCTAAAACGCTACGAGACGCTGTTCGTCGACTCGATCACCGTTGCCGGGCGGCTATGCTTTCAATGGTGCAAGGGCCAGCCTGAGGCGTTCTCGGAAAAAACCGGCAAGCCGGATGTCCGGGGGGCTTACGGGCTGCATGGCCGCGAAATGATCGCCTGGCTCACGCATCTGCAGCACACCCGGGGCAAGAACATCTGGTTCGTCGGGATACTCGACGAGAAACTTGATGATTTCAATCGCAAGGTGTTCTCGCCCCAGATCGACGGCTCCAAGACCGGCAACGAGCTGCC